ACTAATTACAACTGGTGAAAAATCAGGTACTTGGGGTACCATTACTAATACTAATTTACAACAATTAGAACAAGCTGTATCTGGATATATTGCAGTAGATGTAGCATCAGCAGATGTTGCGTTAGCATTATCTAATGGTGCAGTATCAAATGGTAAAAATTTTTATTTTAAACTAACCGGAACTTTAACAGCGAATAGAACGGTAACTATGCCAGATTCTGCTGAAAGAGTTTTTGTAGTAGAAGATGCAACAGATAGATCTTCTTCTCTTTTTACTTTAACAGTTAAAACAGTATCAGGAACTGGTGTTACTTTACCAGTAGCTTCAACTAATTTAGTTTATTCTGATGGCACAAATATTAATTTAGGTATTAGAAATAAAGGATATGTTACACCAGGAGCAACATACACAGCAGTCAATGGTGATCAAGTTTTAGTAGATACTTCTGGAAGTGGTATTGGTGCGCCTGTTACAATTAATTTACCAGCATCCCCTGCAATAGGTGATGAAGTACATTTCATAGATAGTGGTAATAACCTAGCATCTAATAATTTAACAATCGGTAGAAACAGTTCTAATATTTTAGGTGTAGCAGCTGATTTAATTATATCTGTAAATACAGCAGCATTTACATTAGTTTATGTTAATGCAACAAGAGGCTGGGCATATAAAGATAACATATAGGAGCTAACAGATGGCTCTAATTGATTTTAAAGTCTTACCCGGAATAGACAAACAAGATACAACAGCTGGTGCAGAACAGCGTTGGGTTGATTCTGATAATGTAAGATTTAGATATGGACTTCCAGAAAAAGTTGGTGGTTGGGCATCATTAGTTACAGATACAATTGTAGGTGTTGCAAGACGTGAATTTGCGTTTGTTGATTTAGATGGAAATAGATATGTTGCTATTGGAACAGATAAATTTTTACTTATTTATTTTGAAGGTCAGCTTTATGACATCACACCATTAAAAGCTACTTTAAGTTCTGCAACAATTGCAACAACAGATACTTCAGCAATTTGTTCTATTACAACAGGATCTAATCACAATTTATCTACAGGAGATATTGTATTACTTGATAATGTAACTTTACCAGGAGGAACTGGATATGCGGATTCTGATTTTGAAGATAAATTATTTCAAGTAACAGGTATTACATCTGCAACGGTATTTACAATCACACAAAGCACAGCTGCAACAGGAACAGTTGCAACAGGCGGAAGTATTGATGTGAAACCTTACGAACAAGTAGGACCCGCTGCACAATCTTATGGTTATGGTTGGGGAACAGATACTTGGGGTACAGGTGGATGGGGAGATGCTTCGTCTGCAAACGATGTATCACTTGAACCAGGTCTTTGGTCTTTAAGTAATTTTGGTCAAGTTTTAATTGCAACTATTGCAAATGGTAAAACATTTACATGGAATTCAGGAGATGCTTCAAGGCTAACAACAAGAGCATCAACGACTACAGCGGGATTTGAAACCACAAATAATCCAACTGCAAGTAGAGTTACACTTGTTTCACCTACAACTAGACACTTAATTCACTTAGGAACTGAAACAACTATTGGTGATACATCTACTCAAGATGATATGTTTATAAGATTTTCAGATCAAGAAAATATTAACTTATATGCTCCAACTGCTATAAACACAGCAGGTACACAAAGATTACAAGATGGAACTAAAATTATTGGTTCATTAAAAGCTAAAGAAGTTATTTTAATTTGGACTGATAATGCATTGTATACAATGAAATTTGTTGGTTCACCTTTTACATTTGGTTTTGAACAAGTAGGTACAAACTGTGGATTAATTGGTAAAAATGCAGCTGTTGAAATAGATGGTGTTGCTTTTTGGATGTCAAATAATGGTTTCTTTATGTATGATGGTACAGTTAAATCAATGTCATGTAGTGTTGAAGACTATGTTTATGATCAAGCAGATACTACAAAAGGTCAACAAATTTACGCAGGATTAAACAATCAATTTACTGAAGTAACTTGGTATTATCCTTCTACTAATTCTGAATATAATGATCAATATGTTATATATAATTATGGAGAAGGATCAGGAAAACAAATACCAGAAGGTGTTTGGTATATTGGCACCGAAGCTAGAACAACTTGGATTGATGCTAGTGTATATCCAAAACCTTTTGCAACTAAATTTAATAGTTCAGATACCGGAACTTTCCCAGTAATTGTTGGAGAAAGTGGTTTAGGTCAAACAGTTTTATTTGAACATGAAGTAGGAACTGATCAAGTAAATCCTGACGGTAGTACAACAACAGTTACTTCTTTTGTTAAATCATATGACTTTGATTTACAAGCAGAAGGAACAGCTGGAGAAGTATTTTTAGCAGTTAGAAGATTTGTACCTGATTTTAAAGATTTACAAGGAAGTGCAAAAGTAACTTTAGCTGTAAAAAGATATCCACAACAATCTGATACAGTTACTTCATTGAGTCCTTTTACAATTACAACTTCAACAAATAAAAAAGATACAAGAGCTAGAGGAAGATTTGTTAATATAAAAATAGAAAATGATTCTAGTTCTGAGTCTTGGAGATTTGGAACAATGAGATTAGATATACAACCGGATGGAAGAAGATAATGACAAAAATTAATGTAAGATTACCAGAACCTAAAAAAGAATATGATGTATCTAACCAAAAACAAATTAACAGAGCAATTCAAGGTATAGTAGAACAATTAAATTCTACTTACTTACAAGATTTAAAAGAAGACAATGAAAGATATGCTTGGTTCAAAGGTGGAAATAGTGGAGGGGATTGTTAGTGTCTTGTAACAATGTAAATACAACAGGTGCAACTTCACCATCATCAGCAGAAATAGATTTTTATCTTGCAGTTGCAAAAGGTGATTTTACTGGTTATTCAAGAGTATCTAAATTTGGAAGAAATCCAGGTGTAAAATCAGCTGACTATGAATCTATTTGGGATGGCAGTAATTTATATCCATGGCCAACTGCAGCTGAAACTTTAAGTGTTGTGAGTGATGATTCTAATGATACTTCAGCTGGAACTGGTGCAAGGACGGTTGAAATAGAAGGGTTAGACTCTAGTTGGAATGTATTAACTGAAACAGTGACTATGAATGGGTTAACTCCTGTTATTACTACTGGATTATTTTTAAGAGTGTATAGAGCAAGAGTTGTAACAGCTGGATCTACGGGAACAAATGAAGGAACTATTACTATGACTAATACAACATCCTCAAATGTTATTGCACAAATAAGCGTAGACAATTCTGGTTTTGGTCAAACTTTAATGGCTGTTTATACAATACCTGCCGGTAAAACAGGTTATGTAATTAGTTTAGATTTTTCATCATCAAAAGATAATGAACATACTTTTAGATTACTTACTAGAGATAACACAGTTACAGATGCAGCTTGGAATACAAAAGAATTTGCAAATGCAAGAGGTGGTTTTAATCAATTTAGAAAATATGCTATAAATAAATTTACAGAAAAAACAGATTTAGACTTTCAAGCGATTGCATCAGCATCATCTGCAGCATCAGGAGGATTTGAGTTAATACTCATAGATAATTAATGGCAAACGTATATAAAAACGCATTCTATGCACCGGTATCTATAGGTCTTCCAGAGACAATATTTACTTGTCCAACAGAAGCTAGAGCTATATTTCAAACTATACAATTAACAAATACTGGCGGGAATAAGACAGTAAAAGTCTATATTTATGATAGTTCTGCAACTACACAATATTTAATAGCTCATGCCGAGATAACAGGTCCTACAATATGTAACCTATTAAAAGGCTCTGTAGTATTAGAAGAATCTGATGAGTTAAGGATTGAAACTACTGATTCATCTGGTATAAGTGGAACAGCAGCTTTACTAGAAGTTAGTAGAGTTTATATTGCTGACAGTGAAATATCATAGGAGATAATATGGCGTTTAAAGAAGAAGCAGAAGTAAATTACACAATCATAAATGGTAAAAAAGTACCGGTTGTTAAATGTGAAACTGAAGTAGTATTGAGAAATACACAGACAAATCAAGAATATAATTCAGATGAAGAAGCAGAAAATGATATTAAAGATCCAAATACAGCTACTCAAAAAGAGCATGTAACAAGATCTTTAAAGATAAAAGTTGCTGCAATGCCTCCATTAGGGGCTGCTTCTGACTCTAAATAATATTGTAAAAACATATAAATTAAAGTATATTGACAAAAAACTATGACAATAACTAGATCTCAAATGTACAGACAATTACGTAGAGGTGGCGGAATTACAAATGCGGTGCCTAGACAAGGTTATTTTTTAGGTGATATTGTTGACGCTGTAGGCGACTTTGTAGGTAGTGTTGCTGAAAATGTTGATATAAAAGATTTAGCATCTCTAGCTGCTTTAGCATCTGGCAACCCGCAGCTAGCAGCGAGCATCCAAACTATGGGTGGTGGTACTGGTAATGAACTTGTAGATACAGGTTTACAAATGTATAATATGTCGGGTGGTGGTAAAGGATTTCCTGCATATGGAATGCCGAATTATGAAAAAAAAGAAGATGTTAATCTTTTTACAGAAGCCATGAAATCATTTACAAAGAAAAAAGATGATGAAGATGGAGACGAAGATAAGAAAAAGAAAACTACAACACAAAGTATATTAGAAGCTTTACTATCTCCTAAAGGTATTACAAGTCTTGCCGGAGGTTATATGAGTTACAGAGATCAAAAAAGAGTTAACGAAGCACTTCAAAAACAATATGAAGATTACAGAAGAAAAGAAGAGGAAAAATATAAACAGTATAGAACTGGTGAGGGTTTACAGGGGATGACCGTAAGTAATCGAACAGTTCAACAAGATGGAACTGGGATTGCTGGTTTAGATATTAGAACAAATCCACAGGGTGTTAAAGAAATTGATTACAGAGAAAATGGTGGTTTTGTACCGCCAATAGGTATAAAAGAAAAGGCAGATGACATTCCTGCAATGTTATCAAATAATGAATTTGTATTTACAGCAGATGCAGTAAGAGGAGCTGGTAATGGTAATGTTAAAGAAGGAGCTGAAAAAATGTATGCAATGATGAAAATGTATGAGGGTCAAGCGTAATGTCTATAATGAATGTAGCTAGAAAAAATTATCAAGCTGGAACTTATGCTCCAGGTACACCTGCAGAATTTTTAAAACCATTTGGTGAAACAATCTCAGATTTTACTATGTCTGAATTAAGACAACCAATGGATATCTCAGCTATTTCACCTAAGGTTTCTAAAATGAATCCTCTTATTCAAGAGGCATTAAAAAAACAAGCTAAAGCAGCTGGACTAGGTGAAATTGAATTTGATCCAAAAACAGGGGAAGTAATTGGTGTTGGTGCTGGAACAGGTATTGCTTCTTATGAATCTTATTTAGATGCAGCAAAAGCTTCTGCGGGCCCTGATGCATATAAAGATTACATGTCACCATATCAAACAGAAGTATTGGATGCTACTCAAAAATTATTAGACGAGCAGCGAGCGGCTGCAGAAGGAAAAACAGCAGAAGCTGCAATAACTGCAGGTGCATTTGGTGGTGGTAGAGAAGGTGTTCAAAGAGCAGAATATACAAGACAAAGAGATATTTACGATGCAGGTATTATGTCTAAATTAAGACAAGAAGGATTCCAACAAGCTCAAGAACGAGCTCAACAAAACTTAATGAATCAATTAAAATTAGGTAAAGCACAGACAGGGTTTGAAACAGATGTTGCTTCTACTTTAGGAGGAGCAGGAACAGCGGCTCAAGTTTATTCACAATCAATTCTTGATGCAATAAGAGAACAAAATTTATTAGGACAACAATTTCCACTTTCTAAAATAGGAACTGCTGCTAATATTTTTGCAAATGTTGCAGGTGGTGTACCAGGTGGTGCTCAACCTCCTATCGTAACTAATCCAGCTTTAGCTGGTATCCAAGGTTTCGCAGGTCTATATAATCTTATGGGCGGACAAGGACAAGGAGCAGGAATAACAAGTTTAGTAAGGTAGATTATGCCAAACATATTAAAAAGACCAATGTTCAAAAAAGGTGGTTCTACATCTGATGGTGTTGGAATTACTTCTGGTTTATCAAGAAGACAAAATTATGCTGAAGCAGGAGCTGCAAAAAAATTAGAGTATGATGAAGAAAAAGGTTATAGTATAAAAGACTTAGAAGATGCTGGTTTAGTTAGAACAGGTGGTAAAAAACCTACTGAAACAAATATATCTATGCCAGAGCCTTCTTCTCCTAGTACAACATTTTCAGATCCTAGTTTTAATTTAATTAGAAGTCGATATGAAGAATTAGCACCAAGTAGAAAAACAAACTTACAAGATTTAATTACTGCATTAGGTGCAACTGCTCCAGAAGATGCAACTAAATTACAAACAATTGGACAATTTTTATCTAAAGCAGGAACTACTGCTACAGGTTTAAGACAACAAAGAGAAGCTACTGCAGAAGCTTTTAAATCAGGTGCTATTAACGAAGTATTAAAAAACATGAACGCTCAAGAAAAAGATCAATTAATTAGAAGAGCTAAAGAATTTGCAAGAATAAATAATATACCTGAAGATCAAGCGATTAATATGTTTTTATCTAAAATGTTACAATCCGGTTCAGGTGGAAGTGAGTTTTTAAAAGATTACTCACCAGGAGTTAGAGCTAGACAAATCGGTGAAAAACTAGCAGAAGATGGTTTTACAAGTCCAGGTTCTTTTCAAGAGCAAATTACAGCTGGAAACATTTGGCAGTTATGGGAAAATAAACAACTACCTCAACAAGTTCAAGAAACATTATCTGCAACAACATACCCTAATGATTTAGTAGTTGATTATGAAAGTGGAACAGCTGAGTTTAATCCAGATAAAAAAGGAATTAATCAATCAAGATATGTTCCAAATAAATCTTATGTAAATCCATCAGATGGAGGAGTTTATTTATACGAGGGTGACGGTCAGTTCAAAAAAATATATCCATAAGGAGGTTAAATGGACGAAGAAGAAAAAAAAGAATCCTCGGCAATAATTCCTAGCAGTTTATTTTTTAATCCAACAGCATTAGAAAAAGCTAAAAAAGCTACAGACCTTTTAACTGGTGAACGTTTGATTACTAGAGTTAAAGA